CATTTAAGTTAGCGATGGTGTTTCGCGGAAAATTAACAAAAAAGGGATACTCAATGGTCCACCAGTAACGCTGGTAATATCGAATCGAATTTCTTGAGCAGTAGTAATAATTTGTCCTTGTCCAGATACCGTAAAATTAGCCGGAGTAGTAGTAAGAGATAAACTAGATAGTCCCGGAATTGCGCCAAAAGAAGCGCCACTACCAAAGCTAAAAGTTATCGTAGCACTTCCCACGGTTGTTTTTAAGTTTCGCACCTCTAAAAGAGTAATTTCTCTTAGAAAAGAGGTAACAGGAATCTGCTCTGCAGCAGAAATATTCCTAATAGTTACCTTCTCGTCTTGCAACCGAGTAGAAACCCACGAAACGTCAACAAAATCCCGGAGTTTAGTAATTAATCCTGCATTTTCTGCCACATTAATAAGCCTCTAACAATACAGTAAACTCTCCAGCACTTGGGACATAGCTAAAAGTAACAGCAACTGATCCAGTAGTTGCTCTTGTAATATCTGGATATACATCGGCTCGATCGCCAGCAGTTCTGCGAACTTTTACGTCGACATCGAAAGTATTAAATGTGTGGCTGATAGAGAAAGCGCTGTCGGTGCCATTGCCAATTGTGGCTTTAGCTTGTCGCTTGATCACTGTCGAAGCAAGCAAGGCTTCGACAGTGATAACTTTCCCTGTATCCGTATTATTATTAATATTTGTTGCGGTCGCCAAGGCTACTCGACCAGGTGTCATCGTAGTCGCATCCGGGACGGACGATCCTTGAACTGTCCACAGAATCGGATCGGTTCCTATTACAGGATTTCGAGTGATTTGCCGATAAGTAACTCCTACCGTTGTCCCCGTCGGGTCAGGAACATAAACAGTTGCGTTAGTTAACTCGGCTGACGTATTCGCATCTAGCGCACGAATTGCAGGGGTAGAAGCACCTTGCCATAAATAAATACCGTTCTGCGTGTTATTGGTTTGATTATTCGCTAAAAAACGACCGTTAAGGGTCATTGTCACGCCATTTATCGAAGCTCCTGGGGCGCTTAAATTGATATTCCCACTACTGTTTGCTAGTACCGCCACTTTTTCGTTTAATCCGGTGAAATAAGCTTCCATGGTCTGGAAATTAACGGCGTGCAAAGAACCGCTAGGGTCAGGGACTAATGCCGTCGCGTTAGGAGCAAAAGTAATGTTATTGTCGAATCTGGGCATAATTTACCTCTATAAAGAAAGAATTGCATATCCTACGGCAGGATACGAAAAGGAGACCTGAGTAGTATTTAAAGATAAATGCTGCTCATCGGCATAAATCTTTATCCAAGCTAAAGTAAATAGCTGAATTTGGGGATAAAGATTTAAATTATGATTTATCACCCAAGTGTTTAAAGCAATAGATTGAGTGTGCAAAAAAAACGCACTCCCGTCTCCTGGACTACCAGGAGAACCCCGAACATCAACAGCAGAGCTAATTGAAGAAACTAATCCAGATGGACCGATATACCCACCCGTTGCTGGAGGAGTACCCGAACCTCCTATCCAATTAACTACCTGAAAAACCCGGCGATTACCATCAGTAACTAAGGACAAAACAGGCGACCATCCAGCACCTCCAAGAGTAGCTGAAACAATTACTTGCCTAGAACTTCCAGTTATTTCAATTGGCATCAAACTTCCCCCCTAACGACTACGGGGATTAAATCTAGTCCTAAAGGTTCAACAACGAGCCGATTAGCAATAGTTTTAGATGCCTCTAAGTCAGCTTGCCAGTAATCTCTTCCCACTTTTGGCTGTCCGATTTCCTTAAAAGCGACAGGAGTAACGTCCATCTCAGCAGTGATATTGCTATCGATAATTAAATGAAAATAAGTATACCCCTGATATTCAATTGGGTCTTCTCCTTCTAAAACAAAATCCCCAAACTGCAACCCATCGATCCGACCGACTGCCATGCGATCTTCACCGAATTGCTTTGCTACATAAAAATTAATGTTCCATGTAGTAAAATCTCCCTGAATAAAAAACTCCTCATCCCAAGTCGATCCCTTTTTAATCTCAATAACAATTTCACTAGCAATCGTAGGATACGATTGCCCTTTAAGAAAATAGTTACCAGTAAGGACTTTTTGAGCCATCGATGAGGTGCGTACTGTTTCTTGTATTATATCTTGAATTTTCTTTTTTGAGATATAATAAAAAGTAATCATATTTATACCTTATACTACTGCGCTCTTTTATACCACCCGGGAGTGCAGTTATTTTTTTGTCTTGACAATTCTATTAAGACTATGAGAAAATTTTTTTAAAGATTGACTTAGATTACCGCCCTACGAGGGAGCGGTATTTTTTTATCTATTCGTATTACATATACTACAAATACTACAGAGCGATTGTTAGATTGTAAATAGATTGTAGATAAGGTTATCTACAATCGAAAGCTTTACAGGGTATAGGTTTTAGACTTTGTAGATATTGTCGATGCCTTATAGAGGAAAAGAGAGAAAAGAAGATATACAGCAAAGTCAGCAATAAAAAGTGATTAAACGCAAAACTGACTCTATTGACAAAAAGCCGTATTTTGGGCTAATTAGAGGATTTTAGAGGCGAGAAGTGCTTTATCTCTAATTTGTTCTTTTTGTGATTGATTGTAAATAAGGTTATTTACAATCAAAATCTTTACGCTGTCTAGGTTTCAGACTTTGTAGATATTGTCGATGCCTTATAGGAGGAGAAAAAGATAAAGAAAACAAACAAGGTCAACAATAAGAAAACACCAGGCTCAACAGTAAAACAAAAAAATACACACGGGGTAATTATCAACAATATCTACAAAGAAGTAAAAAAAGGATGAAAGCTATATATATCAATACTTTCATCTTTTCTATCTTTGTAAATACCCTTATTTACAATCTATTTACAAACTAACAATCTAATTAATCGAAGTCAGCAATAAGAACACAAAAAATCCTGACACGGGAATAAGGCTAACAATATAAACAAAGTCTGAAATCTATATATATCAAGGGTTCCATTGTTAATAAGAGTATCTACAATCTATTAACAATCTAACAACCAGCCAATTTCCGAGCATTACCCACCAAACTCCGAACATTAGACAACAAAAAACCCCTGTAGAGACTACAGGGGTTAGCTTTATCAGTTATGTACCATTTATGGTGTCAATTTCAATTGTTTTTTATTTTAGCAGTAAATAATTTTGTTTACTGCTTTTTACTTAATATCCCCCCATTAACTCGATTTGTTCCTCTAGAGTAGAGTTTTTGCTCTCAATCGTCTATCAATCCGCAGGACAAAAAGCTGAGTACGCTCGACAAATAGGCTTTTCAAATCTCCAAAATGAGCAGTTCGTCCTTAACTACGCCGCTCAACATGGGCAAATCAAGCGATCGGATGTGATGTATCTCTGTCGTCTAACCAAAGATCAAGCCTCTAAACTGTTACAGAAGCTCAAACAACAAGGTCGCTTAAACCAGCATGGTATGCGCCGTGCAACCTTTTATACAAAAGGCTCATAAAGCCGTTATGAGCCTTTATGAGCCAAGTTATGAGCCTTTATGAGCCAATATCAAGTCACTGCTATAATAGCGATCGAGACGAATATTCAGGAGTTCGATTTACCATGGCTACTGTTTTATTGAAAACTGGCGAGTTCCGAGAAATCCCCGATGATCAGCTAGAGTCTTTCCTTGAGGAAAACCAAGATTTAATTCAAGATCGACAATCACCCAGAAAAAGACCGATTAGAAAACTTTAAAGCAATGACAAACAAAGAAATCCTTGTTTTACGCTCTCTCTACAATAAAGAATTGTCGGGATTACAGATAATTGAATCTATAGCCAATACTAAAGGTAGAAGCCTTGATATTGGCTCGTTTTATCCTGTATTTCAGAGATTAGAGGAAAAAGGACTCATTAAATCTCGATGGGGAACCGGGCGATCTAACGATAGAGCCGGTGCTAGAAAAAGATACTATCGACTTACCCAATCAGGAGAAAAATCCCTTGCTGATATTCAAGGATTTGATAATTCTCTTAATTGGGATTTTGTTCCTTAGTGTCGGGTCTAGGAGTCGAACCTAGTGTTTTAGGCTTATGAGGCCTATGTGGAAACCATTTCACTCACCCGGCTTTTATAAGCTAACATATCAAAAAATAGAATGTCAAGTGTATTGTA